AAAGAAGAGAAGTAGCGCAAAATAAAGACAATTTACAAACTGCACACAAGGGGTCCATTGGACCCTTTTTTGTTGGTATAATACTAACATAAATAAAGAACTTAATCATGCCATTTGAAATTAAAATGACCGAAGATCAAGTCATTGATATCTTAAAAAGTACTTTTGGTTCAGAAGTCAATGCTGCTGATGTTCGTGGATTCTGTGCCTCACATGATATTGGTTATCAGACAGTAACCAAGAAGATAGAGAAATATAAAGTTGGTCGTGGTAAATGGAATTTTGAAGTAACACAAGAAAAAGTAGAACAGATTGAGCGTTCATTTAGTGCTCCTGCTGTTACAGAAAGAAACCTTATCCCAGAAAAAGATGATACCTTCGTCAACTTTGGTCCTTTTAGCGATCTTAAGGCCATTCTCAAAGCCGGTATGTTCTATCCTACGTTTATCACGGGTCTTTCTGGGAATGGAAAAACCTTTGGAGTCGAACAAGCCTGTGCTCAACTCAAGCGAGAACTTATCAGAGTAAACATTACTATAGAAACAGATGAAGATGATCTTATCGGGGGTTTCCGCCTTGTTGATGGTGCCACCGTTTGGCACAACGGACCAGTTATTGAAGCTCTACAGCGAGGGGCTGTCTTGCTCCTTGACGAGATCGACCTTGCCTCAAACAAGATACTCTGCCTCCAACCCATCCTTGAAGGTAAAGGAATTTTCCTTAAAAAGATTGGAAAGTTCGTCCAACCAACAGCAGGATTCAACGTCATCGCCACCGCAAATACTAAAGGTAAAGGTTCAGACGACGGAAGATTTATTGGAACTAACGTGCTCAACGAAGCCTTCCTTGAAAGATTCCCAGTAACCTTGGAGCAAGAGTATCCATCTACTGCCATAGAGACAAAAATCTTAGGGAGAGTTGCATCAACTCTTGGTGTAACTGATACCGATTTCTGCAAACGTCTGGTAGACTGGGGTGACATTATTCGCAAAACATTCTATGATGGTGGTATTGAAGAGATCATTAGCACTCGTCGTCTTGTTCACATTCTACGTGCTTATTCCATCTTTAATGATAAGATGAAAGCAATTCAAGTATGTGTAAACAGATTTGATGATGAGACTAAGCAAGCATTCCTTGAACTATATGACAAGGTGGATGCTGACGTTGACATTACGGAGTTAGGGTGATGAGGAAAATTGATCCTAATGAGTATATGGCTCCAGGATGGGACTCTGCTCCCTATACCGTTCATCCATATGTTAGAGGTTCACGCCATAATAAAATTGGTATGACTATTATGTGGACATACTATGTTTTATTTGCTGGTATGTTTATCCGTGGACTTATTATTTTCTTAAATAGATGAACCTTTGGAAAGAATATAAAGCAGCACTTCATGATATATTCCCAATGCATAAGCACTTGCGTTGGGGATATTGGAAAGCTAAGGATACTACTTTAGTTGCTGAACTGTATAATCATCCCAACATCCTTAAGTCTAGGGAAGTTGAGATCTATAGTGACAAATCTTGTATCTATAATAATATAATCTATCCTAAGACGGGGAGTAATCTTCCCTGTTTTGGTATGGATCTAATGGGGTTCTTTGATAAGAAGGTTATTATAGTTTTTGATTTTCAACATCCTAAAGAGAAGTTCTTACTATCGATACCCGATCTACCTAAGTATGAAGGTGATTATAGATTTTTTGAACCAGGTAATCATTTCTCAGAAAATATCTATATTGCCTATTGTACTATGGATGAAGTTAATGAACATTTGGATATGTTTAAGAGGTACTTGACTAAGTACGTAGATATGATAGAATTAGAGAAACCGACTGGAATTGATCTTTCTGTCTATAAGGATTTCGATGCTTATATGACTAAACTTGATCCCGTCGCTGGTTACTTATCTGGCAAATTTGGTAAAGATAAGGCCCAACGTTTAGTTAATGAATTTCTGTTTACCTATGGTTAATGCATGGAGTTTAGCAGACTCAGTACTCAATGGAACACTTGATGAGGATTATCCAATTATGTATGGACCAGATGATGAGGCAAATGCTGTCAAATGGAGGAGAGAAAAATTAGACAAAGATCCAGAGTTTATAAAATGGAGAGAACAAAATCCTGATAAATCAGATTATTATTTTGACTATGATAGAAATGATCCTGATATGCCAAAACCTTTTGGTAAGGATGCTAATTTAGATTTAGCTATGAATGATGATCAGATTGCCCATCATATATCTGCGGTTAAGGGTGGAATGGGTGATGATCATCTTAGTTTTAGTTTGAGTGATGATCCTTATCCTACAGTTAGTGCATACCAATACCATTACCCCCCTATGACTGAGAAACCAAAACCAGATTTAGATAATCCGGTTGTTAGAAAATACCAAGAAGATAAAGGTATTAAAGATCTTACTGATTATATCGCTTCAACATATTCTGGACATTATACCAATAAAGGATCTAATGTTCAGACACTTGATCTTATACAGTCCGTTGGCGATGCGGAATCCTTTTGCCGTTCTAATGCTATTAAGTATCTAAGCAGGTATGATAAGCGAGGACAGGCAAAACGTGATATACTAAAGGCAATGCATTACTGCTTGCTGTTATACTATTTCAGCGGCAACACAAACGATGAAACTCCGACCCGTGGTTATGAAACTTTCTGATTCAACACTTTCACTTCTTAAGAACTTTTCGACTATTAATACGTCTATCTTGTTTAAGAAGGGTAATAAACTTCGCACAATTAGTGTGATGAAGAATATCCTTGCAGAGGCTACTGTCTCTGAGGAGTTCCCTAAAGATTTTGGGATCTATGATTTAAATCAATTCCTTAATGGAATGGGTTTGCATAATAGTCCAGAATTGGATTTTAGGGAAGATAATTATGTACTTATCAAAGAAGGTAAGATGCGTTCTAAGTACTTCTTTGCTGATGCTAATGTTATTGTTACTCCTCCAGACAAGTCAATGGAACTTCCTAGTGAGGATGTATCCTTTGAATTAAGCACTGATCAGTTAGATAAACTACTTAAAGCTGCTGCAGTTTATCAACTTCCTGATCTTTCTGTTGAGGGTGGAGAAGGTGTTGTAAAGATTGTTGTTCGGGATAAAAAGAATGACACTTCTAATAGTTTTTCTATTGTTGTCGGTGATACTGAATCTATCTTCTCTTTTAACTTTAAAGTAGAGAATATTAAGATTCTTCCTGGAACTTATGAGGTAGTTGTATCAGAGAAATTGATTTCTAAATTTACTTGTAAGAATTATGATCTAACTTATTTCATTGCATTAGAACCTGATTCTACTTTTGGTTGATGGTTGAAATAATTGATGATTTTTTAGAACCTTATCAATTCAAGAGTCTTCAATCAACAATGATGACTCAGGCATTTCCTTGGTTCTGGAATGATCAAATTGTATTATCATCCAATCCCGATCATAGTGACCGTCATTATCAATTTACTCATTCTTTTTATGATCATCAAGTAGAAGGTTATAATGAGTATTTTGGATTGATAGAACCTTTTCTTCATAAGTTTAATATTGGGTATTTAAGTAGAGTTAAAGCTAATTTAAATCCCAGAACTTTGTTTCATGTTAAGGGTGGTTATCATGTAGATTTTACTGATGATCCTCCTCTTACAACTGCTATTTTGTATATTAATACTAATAATGGCAGTACCATAATTAAAGGATATGGTAGAGTAAAGTGTGTTGCTAATAGGTTAGTTAGATTTCCTTCTAATATGGAACATACAGGAATATCATGTACCGATCAAAAAAGAAAAATAGTTATCAATTTTAACTATGAACAACCTCGTTAAAGTCATTGATAATTTTGTTGAAGATGATTATTTTAGTCAGATTCAATCTACTGTAACAGGAGACTGGCAACAGTGGTATTATCAATCTAATATTGTTGGAGATTACTGGGGAACTGGTGGTCTAGGAAAACATGGATTTAATTGTTGGGTAGTTCAACAACCTAATAGTTTTATTGATAGTTATGTTGCTGGTTTATTAACCCCTCTCTTTCAGAAGATGACAGGCTTTTGTGAGTGTGAGAATATCTTACGTTCTAGATTGGACATGACTTTATATGCACCGTCTGATAATAAGTGTCATCCTCATATAGATGATGTTGTACCCCATTTTGCTACCATTTATTATTTTAATGATTCAGATGGAAATACCGTTATCTATAATGAAAAATTTGAGCAGGAAAAGGGAATTCCTGAAGAGTTAACTATACAAAGAGAAATAGAACCTAAAGCGAATAGATTAGTTGTATTTGATGGTTCGTATATTCATACGGGTCATACTCCTCGTGAACATAATAATAGAATAGTATTAAACACAAACTTAAATTAAATGTATCAAGTAGGTGGTAAAGAGTTTGAAGATTGGACACTTGCTCAAGATGCTGCTGTCCAATTGTTGAATGATGGGATAGAATATGTAAATATAATGCAGTGGGATGATGAACGAAAAACTTGGGGTTTACTTCAAGAATTGAATTTAGAGAGAGGGATTATGCCTAACCCTCAGTTTAGTACTTCAACATTAGCACCTTATTATGTTAGGTTGAGGAATTATGAAGGTAATTGATAATTTTATACACCCAGAACAATTCCAGCATATTCACAACGTGATGTTAGGATCTGAATTTACTTGGAATTATAATGATGGGATTGTGGGAAGTGATGATCCACCAGGAACTTTTCAATTTACCCATACTTTTTTTTCTGCACATGGTGTAACTCCTGATCCTGATAGAGTAATAAAGAGTCCGTGGTTATCTATATTAGATCCTGTTGTGAGACAACTGGGTGGAAGTGGATGGAGAATTAAAGCGAATATGGGCCCTAGAACAACTGAGATAAGACGTAATAAATTTCATATTGATTTTCCTAATATAACAACTGCGGTTTATTTTATTAATACTAATAATGGGTGGACAGAATTTAA